TTTGCAGCACTCATGATTGTGGTCCACCGCTAACGGTGTGCCTTTATTGGTCTTAGTAGATTGGCACAGCGCACAATGCCGTCCTTGTTCTTCAAACTTTTGGTGGTATTGTTGTTCCGTCATTTTGTGACGATTTTTCAACGAATTCTTTCGTCTCTCCTGTGGAGTTTTAGAAATACCTACGTATCTCTCATGCAACCCCAGTATACAAGGGTTACCACTTTTAGGGTTACTAAACTTTTCCTTAGGTTCAAACTTTTTATGTCTAGTGCACCACTTCAAACCTTCGGATGTGGCTTTTCTGTATTCCTCTGCAGTTACTCCATACTTCAACAACTTGGTGTCGTTTATCATTTGTTCTCCTCGAAAGAATGTGCGGGAGGGATTCGAGGTCCCTCCCTGCACGAGACACTGGGTAATTACTCCAGTGAATAGTATACCACAGCTAACTAAACTGTGGGAACTGCGGCGTTCTGCACGTACAACCCGGCTCTAGGAGCGCTGTTCGCTAGGTTGAAGCAAGTGTTGTATGCGAACATGTGCGAAGTCAAGTAACTTGCGTTACCAGTTGCTCCACCAATGTCAGGAACTGGTGCCACGACGTTGCCGCCACCGAAGTCGTACAGCTCCAGAGGGGACAGTTCGCCAATGTACCAATTTTCCATTACCAACAGGTCCATGCGGTTCTCGCTGAACGTGGCAGACTTGTGATACTTACGTCCACCGAACGTGTCGCTGAAATAACGCTTGGACATGTCCAGAGTCTTGTCGCCCTTTACTTCCTGGGCGTTCACGATCTGAACGTTGTACATCAGGTTGCTCTGAGCAAAAGCCTGCTCAAGCGGACCGTACCAAATGCCGGACTTAATGCTGTCGGCATCGGGACCCAGCGCGCGGGTCAAGAGTACTTCTGCGCGTTGCGCGATTCCAGGGGTCAGAGCTGCGCCATTCAAGTTAATGGTTGGCGTGCTGAGACGGCCAGGGTATGCGTTGCGGTTCAATCCACCGATGGTGCCAGTGTTGGAGTTCACGTCCCAAGCCTTGATGCCGAGGATGGAGTTTCCAGAACCGTATGACGCGCCTGCCACGACGATGTAGTCGGTTACAACAACATCGGAAGGCAGAACTGTGCTGAAAAACAAGGTGTTGCTTGGACCATCAGAGTACGAGATGGTGGCCTGTGTTGCTCCACCAGTACGCTGAACTCCGCCTGTGCTGTAGAACTTCACAACTTGTTGGTCGGTGAAGGCGACAGCGACGTTCACACCAGTGATGCTGGCGGTCTGTGCAGCGGGAGTTCCACCGGACAGAACGATAACAGCGGTTGCGGGAATCTGGTCGATCATGCCCGTACCATCCGAGTTGATCAAACCTTCAATACCCTGCATTGCGCTGTCCAGAGAGTTCTTCATTTCCTGCGCCTTAACAGCAAACAGGCCCTTCTGCTTGGAATCGGTGGAAGCCTGGGCTAACCACGAGATTTCGCAGACGTTGAAGAGGTACACTGGAGCCAGAGCGAACGATGCCCACTGAGAGCCCGTACCGCGACCCATCGAATCGGCGTTGCCTGTGCCCTGGGAGATGCCTGCGCCAGCCTGTACCCGGAATGGTACACGGAACGAAGGACGTTGAGTTCCACCAGCGTTGGACTGGTTGGAAACTGGAATCTTTGTTGCTTCAGCCTTGAAGAGGCTGTACGCGGTCGTGCCGTGGAAAACCAAATCCTACGTGTTACATAAAGACTTGTTGGTTTTGTATTTTCTACCAAGGTGTGACAATCGCATCTTCTCTTTGGTTTCAGCAGAATGTTGTCTGCCTACGGACCTGGTATTTCCTATAAGAGAGTTGCTTATCTTTTGCTTAGCCGCTTCAGTGTGACTGAATACGGCTCCTGCATGGCCAATAAGACCTGCGCTAATCTTTGCTTTAGATTCAACGCTCATCTTCCTGCCATGCATAACTCCTGTGCCTCCCAAACTGATGTTGTAACCGTTCGGTCTCACAGTGTTTAGCATCTTGATGTAGAATCGCTCGACACCATCTAGGGAACTCTTATCAACGCAGACGTTCAACACTTCTGCTATGAAATTTTCTTTCCCATACTTCTCTATGGCAAGATGAAGGTAACTGCTATGCTTTCTTCTTCTTTTGCCTACAGAGTCATATACGTGTTCAGCCCACCGTTGACTAAGTGTCTTTGTGGTTTGCCCTACGTATAACGTTCCGTTAATGATGTTCGTTATTTTATACACTATACCTTGCATTGTATCTCCTAACAAGATCGCTCTGGAGGGTGTGTTAGGCACCCTCCTCGGCTACTCCGAACGGATCAGGTTCGGAATGCTTCAAATCTTCAGGTGCAGTCATTTCTGCTGCACTCTCATGGTTTAATTCCCATGAGAACGGACTATTGCATCGCATTTCTGCGCCCTCTCGCTTAGTCTCTCACGGTCCTATTATAACACAGGTTCCGCCTCGTTGCCATCACAGGTTTCGAGTCAATCAGAGTGGGTTTTAATCCCCAATGTGGTTTAGGGATTTCCTTAGCGAACTTTTTAATAAGGAATTATAGACGCCTTCGCATTTAGGTAGCGTCGAGTTCTACTGCTTCTACTGCGGCTTCTAATAGAGCCATTTGACTACCCTACATACTGCTAATAACCCCATGTAAAATGGTGAGACCTCTGAGCGAGTCCTACCGGGGTTGTTCCACTGAGTCGTGCGTTTGCTACAACAAGTTCTTGTTCGGTCCCGTATTTTGGGTGTTGTCGCCACCGTACCGAAGGTCAAACTTGGCGTTGAAATGTAACTCCGTAGCAACCTGCTGGGGTATCGTAGTTCTTTCCCACGCCTAAGGTTGCTGCGGAGGTACATTTCTGTATCTCCTTGATTCTTGTTACGCTGCTGGTGCTGCGGCAGGTGCTGGAGCAGGCGTTGCGGGAGCAAGGGCTGCTACGACGGTTGCGTTGAGAGCAACCACGGTTGCATCAGCGGCATCAACCTCAGATTGTGGAACAGAGTTTGCGCTCTGTGCAACCAGGGCTGCGACGTTGGTGGAAAGAGTTGCGATATCAGCGTTTAGCTGTGTGATAGCCATTGTAAGTCTCCTTAAGTGTTCGATCAGTTCTTTGTTGAACATGCTGCTCCTTACGGATTACAGTGTCTGGGCGGAAGCTGCGCAATCCTGTGCTTGTGCAACGATACTTAGACCGCTACCAGCAAGCTGAATGGTAATCAGAGAATTGACACCTGCTTGCGCTCCAACGTTGGTGACAAATCCTACAACAGTGATTTGATCGTTCACGTTGATGGGCTTGCCAGCGCGTGTGTTTGGTCCTGAATTTACTGACATGTTGTTTCCTTTTCTTCTGAGCTAACTGTTTACTTCCACGAAGGTGTTCCGTTTATATCGGCTCTCCTACGTAAAATTTCTTTCTTCCATTGATGATTGTGACAAAAGGTTTGGAAACCCTCTGGGTAGCTTTCTCTTTTCAGTTTCATGTAGAAACTTACTCCCGTATGAGAGTGCTTCTTCCTGTCAATGTTTCCGGTATTATCTTTGTGGTCTAAAGACAACATGTCTGGGTCTACAACGGTACAACCTTCCCAGCAACAACCTAAGCAACTGTTTGGGCCGTAGTGCGCTAACACTTCAATCTTAGACTCAAGTCTTTTCTTACTTCGGTTTATGTTGTAATTTTCCCTACACTCTTGGCAGTACTTTAGGAACTTTGCTTCCGGTCCCTCTCCAAGTGTTCTAGTGGTTGCTGGTTTATCTCCACAAAGAACACACAAGCCTTTTGCTTTTAAGCCTGCATATCGTTCTATGTTGGACTTCTGTAATTCTTCAGAATGTGCAGAATGCCACGGATACTTTTCATTTTTCATACTATCTCCAGATAAGATCGAGCGGACGGTGTATCTGGCACCTATCCGCTCTAACTCAGGCTAATTAGGCTTGAGATTCTACAATCACTTGCGCCACGTGATAAGCTTGTACGACTTACCATCACCGCTCTTAACGTACCCACGTCCCATAATCTGGAGCGTTACTAGGTCTGCTGCGGAGTATTCCTTGTTGCCAATCTTGATTGGCTCACGCACTAGGTTCTCGGGGCGAGTTGCAACGTAGATGGGTTTTCCCGTTGCTACTGATGTGGTAGCCGCCTTAGTATCTGCGGCCTTCTTAACCGTAGCTGCTGCTACGCGTCCGGCTGCTGAGCCACCTTTTGCATAACCTGGGTATCTGCTCTGCACTGTGGTGCGTACGATGCTCTCAGCGATAGAATCCATTTTGGCTTTGTGGTACTGCTCAATCTTAGCCCGATCTGGGTTCTTCTGCTTCCACATCGCGTTCATTTGTGCCTGGTACGTGGCGTCGGCCTTTAGTGCTGCATACGCTCGATCCTTGATTCCATTTCCTAGGTCAACCTTTGTCTCGTATGGGAAGTCTTTGAAGTAGGGTAAGCGCAAAAACGGTCCTAGGTGTTTTCCTAAGGCTTGATTGTTGTACTTATCGCATGCTTCACCAACGCTGCTGTTGAAATCAACTTGCTTTTGTGTTGCAGCTTCTTGTTGAGTCTTCTCGAACGCTGTTTTCTCTGCCAGGAACTTTTTGCGCTCTGGTGAATCTACTGGTTCCTTGGGCTTGGCTGTAGCTTCCAAGTCTTTGTACCAATCTGTGATGCTCTTGACCAGACCTGTGATCTTGTTGATGTCTGGAACTACTTCTCCCTTATCATTCTTAGCGGTAAGTGCGGCATTGAACTGCCCCACGAAGTTGTCCATGTGGACTTCTTTCAAACCGTCTAAGAAGTGAGGAGTGAATGCATCGTAGTACGCCTGGGAATCATGTGCCTTCAACTTGGACATGAACGAAGGTGCTAGTGCTCCCAGCGCTTCTGGGTGCCCAGATGCCTTCAGGTCTTCGATTACGTTATCCCATATTTTAGGATCGGCAGCATAAAGCAGCTCATCGGTCGCGGTGATAGCGTCCAAAGACTCTTGCATCTTCTGGTAGCCTTCTGGACCACCAACTGTGTCGATGAATGCTTTTGCATCCTGCATCTCTTGAACGCCTTTGGGGAAGATTGCTTTGGCAGCGTTCCAACGTTCAAACGAACCGTGCAATTCCTTTACTACTCCTGCGTTCTTTGGATCGGTGTCTCGCATCGCCTTAAGAGCCTTACGCACATGGTCCGGCGTAGTCTTTGTGTCGATGGATTTATCCGACTCTGCTTTCGCTGCAGCTGCTTTGTCAGCTTCTGTTTTTTGCTCTGGTGTTTGCTCTGTACCATCTTCATTAAGTACGGGCTCTGAGTTTTCTACTTCAGTAGTTGAGTCTACTGCTGGTGTTTCTACTTCAGTAGTTGAGTCTACTGCTGGTGTTTCCGTTGCTACCGCTGCTGAGTCCAGCGATGCGAAGTCCACTAAGGATTCCGACATTTATTCACTTCTTTCTGAGTTTATATTTACCTAACTTGTTCCGCGAAAAGTTGAGAAGGGAGACGTTCGCGGCGTCTCCCAGCTCCTAGCCCAAGGTTCGAGTCCTTGAGATTACTGAGACGGTTGCTCCAGTGCGTGTGGCAAAGCTTTTGCTGCTACCTTATCGTTCAGCTGGGTAGCCGCATGCTGTGCGAACATGTCTGGTGTGCTCTGAATCCCCATCTTGGCTAAAGCTTGCGAAGCGATTGGTCCAGGCATCTTGGACACATCAACACTGATTGACTCAGATGGTGGTTTGTCCGGGAGCTTGTTAGCTGCTGCAATCTTCTTAGCCATTGCCACGTGTTCGGTCCAATGCAAATGTACGTTCTGGAAACCCAACCGTTGTTCTGGTGTGCCGTTCTTGAATTTCTGACCCTCTATAGAGTTCATCCATTCAAAACATTCGTTGGCCTCTATCGCGTGGTTCTCACTTTCATCTGGTGCTACAGGTACTGAGCTTACTTGCGGCGGCATGCCTTGTGTGGCTTGCTGCAGCTGCTGCATCATACCTTGCGCTTCAGGAGGTATAGGTTGTCCAGTCTGTTGAGCCTGGGCCATACCTGCTTTTGCCTCGTCCATAGCCGACTGCATACTTAGCAGTTTTGGGTTTTGTTGTGGTGTACCTCGCAGAAGTGTTTCAAATTCATTTCTCTGCTTGGTGACCGATGAGGCACCTGCTACTTTGTAATTCTTCATTCGCAGAGCGCTGGCTGTCTCTGCTAAGTTAGATGGACTAAACACCCACTGAGAGAACGGAGACGTTGGGTTCAAATTAGCTTTGTCTATGAGGCCCATGATCTTAACTGCTTTTTGTTCTTCGGTCTCGGGGAGCGATGGGTTGCTTTCCGGGTAGCAAAGTACGTTTCCTCCAAGGAGGTTTGCAGTGTTCACTGAGACGTTTCCACGTCCCGGTATGCTCTGTGTGACTTCTTTTCCATCTCTACATTCTGCCGCGCACTTTACTGCTTGTCCAGCAGCT